CGACATCGTATGTATGGTTGCTGGTCAAACCTACATCTTTGAACTCAAGGCAACTGCCAAGATGGATCTGCCACAGTTCTGGCGTGAGGCTACAACTGAAGCAGCTAACTACGCCAAGGCTAGGAAGATAGATCCAGTCCCACCTGCTTATGTCATAGTCAAGCGTCGCATGGCTGGCATAGAACAAAGCTGGGTTATACAAGATCTTAACCAATGGTTAAAGCAGTCAGGAATAGAAGGATGACTTTTGATAGCAAGAAGGCTGACAAGGTTTGTATGTGGGGTAACGCTGACCCATGTACTAAGGTAGGCGAGATTAAGTATTACATTTGCGATGAGCATTTGGAAGAAAAGATTTTAATTCCCTTGATTGATAAAATTGAACAAGCCTTATACCATGTACCTCAAAAGATTATGGAGCATGGCACTGCCAGTGGAATCCCTTACTACTATACTCAAGGTATAAGCGCAGGCAGGGAGCAGGCGATTGAGATAATTAAAAATGATTTCAAAGCCTGATCTAGGCGCCGTCCTTGCCCATTACGGTGTAGATGTAATTGATAGACACGGCTGGATACCATGCAAGTGTGTGATCCATGACGATAGCCACAGCAGTGCCGCCTATAACTTAGACACGCAGGGATACAACTGCCTGGTCTGTCAAGTATTGGGCGATGTGTATACATTAGTTCAAGCAAAAGAAAACTTAAAGGAGTTCACGGATGTTAAACGCAGAGCAGAGACGATTGCTAACGGAAGCAGCAGAAAAATATCACAACGCAATAACTCCACAGGCAGTCTCTTACCTAGAGGCACGGGGACTCACGGAACAAGTAAGAAGTTCGTTCCTTCTTGGAAGCGTCGTGGAGCCTAGTGCAGGACACGAGCATGCAGTGGGCAGGCTTTCTATTCCTTACATCACTCCTGCTGGTGTGGTGGGTATTAAGTTTCGGGCTGTTGACGACACGACACCTAAGTATCTTTGGCCGACGGGTCAAAAGATTGGGCTATTTAACGTTAATGATCTGCATAAGTACAGCGATACGATTGCCATTTGCGAGGGCGAGCTTGACACGGTTATCGTGTCGGGTATCGTCGGAGTACCTGCGGTGGGAGTTGCTGGCGTTTCTCAATGGAAGCCCTGGTTCCCTAAACTTTTTGAATCATACAGTCGCATCCTCATTTTCGCCGACAATGATGTCAAGGAAGATGGCCGCAACCCTGGTCAAGAGTTGGCAAAGAGAATCAAAGAGGATTTAGAAAAAGCTGAGGTTATACATCTTCCCGACAATATGGATGTCAATGAGGTATACTTATCTGATGGCATTGATTGGTTCACGGGCAGAATAGCAGCATGACAACCATTGCAGCCATCCAGGGTCCCGATTGGGTAATGATCGGAGCAGACTCTCAGTCCTCTGATGAGGATGGCTTTGCGATCATGATACCCAATGGCAAGATCTTTAAGAACAACAACATAGTCTTTGCTATGGCTGGGTCAGTACGTGGTATCAACATCCTTGAGCATGACTATGTGCCACCGCAGATCAACGGCAAAGACATAGACAAGTACATCACACGCCAACTCATACCTTCTATTCGCACAGCTTTTGCTGATGGTGGTTATGAGTTTGCGAAAGAGGGTCCAGTAGAACAAGACAATATCATCCTAGTGGTAGCCAAAGGTAACCTCTATCGGATTAACGAGGACTACTCGTGGGAGAGATCAGCTGACAATATGTATGTCGCTGGCAGTGGTGAGAAGTTTGCTCTTGGTGCAATGGCTGCTCTATCTGGTGGTGTGTTAGTTGATGATGCGGTTAAAGCCCGCAAGATTATTACCAAGGCAGTGCAGATCGCTAGTAAGTATGACGCATACACTGGTGGAAAGATCACAGTTACTATGGTGCAAGACAATAAATGAGCGAATACATGCCAGAGTTTATTGGTGGTCCAAAGGATGGGGCACATGTACCAATAGCTTTATGGGTGTTAGATACAATTGAGATGGTTCAGCACATGCCTAACAAGAATATGATATACTTATATAATCTAGATCACGAAACAAAAAACTATATATACGCTGGGCAGTACGACGACCAAGGGGGAGTAAATGAGTGAGCGAGGATATGGAAATAGTGTTAAAGTTGTTGACCGATTTGGGCTTGAATATAGTCAGCATCCAACACCCAAACCAAATCACAGTACAGATCCCGCCTTTGCATCCGCAGTCTGGGAAGTAATGGATGAGATCGGTAACCTTCTTATTACGAAGCAGTCGGACTATGGTCCAGGGAATGTTAATAACGCTTTTGGTGGTCCTATCAACGGTCTTCTTGTACGCATTGGCGATAAGTTTGAACGGCTTAAAAATCTTTTCAAGAGTGGAGCAGTACCTAAGCATGAAAGTATTGAGGATAGCTTCAAAGATATGGCGAACTACGCGGTCATCGCGTTAATGGTACAGAGAGGTACTTGGCCCAAACAATGAAAACTATAGTCATCCTGTCAGATCTGCAATCACCTTACCATGACGTTGGCGCAACCAACGCCATCAAAAAGTTTATCCGTGCCTACCAACCAGATGTAGTTGCAACTTGTGGAGATGAAATTGATTTTCCACAGATTAGTCGTTGGGAAGAGGGCGGCGAGGGTGAGTGGCAACGTGATCTCGGTAGACACCGTGACATTACAGTTAAGTTGCTAGAAGATCTAACAGTTGAGCACATGGTACGCAGTAACCATAGCGATAGACTATACAATAAGATTAAGTCAAAGGTGCCAGGGTTTCTTGGCTTACCTGAATTAGAGATTGAACAATTCCTACGCCTTGATGAACTTGGTATTGAGTACCATCATGATCCTTTTGAGATAGCTCCTGGCTGGCTACTCATGCATGGGGACGAGGGAAACGTGCAGCCGACGGCTGGTGCTACAGCATTGGGTCTTGCGAAACGTGCTGGCATGTCGGTTGCATGTGGACATACACACAGGGCAGGACTTACACACCACACACAAGGCTACGCAGGTAAGACTCGTACCGTGTGGGGTATGGAACTTGGTAACCTCATGGACTACAAGTATGCCCGTTACATTAAAGCAGGCTTGTTCACTTGGAACAAGGGCTTTGGTATTCTCCATGTAGATGGACAGAATGTAGTGCCACAACTGGTACCAATTGTTAAGAACAGTTTTGTTGTTGACGGTAAGGTGTGGCGCTGGTAAATGATGGCAGAACCTATCCGCCAGGTTGGTGGCGATGGTACTCGTGAGCAGTTAGTAGCGAGTCAGTTATCCCAGATGTATAACTGGGACTTCTACCCTACCCCAAAGTATTACTTCATTGACTTCCTTGTCAACATCAATCACGGTAATGGCTACGCCAATTACATTGGTGGGCTTGAGGTTAAGTGGATGAACCGACCAGTGAACTCAGAGGTTAAGTTTCCTTATCAAAAACTACAACAGATCTGGCTGACTGAACCAACAACAGATAGGCCCGACGCTTTTAATCGTATTGTTATTCGTTATACAGATGGGCTATTGCTGCTACCAGCAAGGGCTTTGCGTTGCTTTGATCCTATCTTTGGCTTGACCCGTGCTGATACTAACGAGCACGACTTTAACATTCACTTCAACGCTACTGTAGATTTTCCTGAGTACATCCTACCGATTGTGGTCAACGAGTGAACGACAACTGGCTATCAGAAGCAACTGACATAGCCAACCAGGTTGCTCGTGTTGTACACCGCAAATATCACACATACTTTGACGTCTCTGACGTAAGCCAAGAGTGCTTGGTCTGGGTTGTTCGTCGTGAGGATAAGGTTAAGCAGTGGCTAGATCACAGCGAGGGTGAAGAGGTATACAAGGGTGGCGTTAGGCAATTAGGTAAGACACTATCCCGACATGCTGATCGTTATTGTCGTAAGCGTAAGGCTCAAGCTCTTGGCTACCAGGTGGATGACGAGGCTTACTACTCACCTATTACTATCTCTGAGTTGCTTCCATTTGTATGGGAAGACGTGGTCAGTACAACTGATACGACTAAGCCAAAGGTAGGTGGTGGTGGTAACCCTGCTGAGGGTGGCAACTACGTGATCCAACTTTTTGACATACGCAAAGCGTTAAACAAGTTGGACCCATCAGATAAACTTATTTTACAGATGAAGTTTTACGAGCAACTAAACTTTCAAGAGATAGCCGAGACACTAGAGGTCTCCGATAGCACAGCCCACCGCAAGGTGGATGGTGCATTGCGCCGATTGAATACCCATCTAGGTGGACAATCACCCTTTCATCAAGAGGTGGAAATGTGAGCTACGAGAAACCCGTTCACCATCCAGACTGCTATACTGAGATCCGTAAATCATTGGGTCATTCATACTATGAACTGGTATGGAACTGTGTAGATGAATGTAAGTTGAGTGTATTAAATGAAGATTAAATTCTTTCATGGCGTAACAAGTTACTGGGGTTTTGGTATTGACTATGACCCATTTGATCGTGCCTTTATGATGAACGCTTTTCGTTGGTATATTGGCTTTGAGATTTGGGATAAATAATGTGGCAATACTCGCTTACCCCACAAGAGGAAGCTGTGTGTGTTGAGGTTGGCTATCAAAGGCAGAAGCCATACTTTGGTGACCCAACACGCAACATGAATTATTCTGAGGGAGATTTATGGGAGATGTGGCAACACGTAGTGTGCGCTGGATCTGAGTTAGCCTTTGCCCGCATGATGGGTGATGTTGATTTTGTCCCACACTTTAATAAATGGAAGTCTGAATTGGACATGCCTGGTTGGGGCGAGGTGCGCTATTCTTTTAACAATAGCCCAAAGCTGCGCTTTACCAACAGGGATGAGCCTGAGTTGCGTTATGTTTTAATTGCAGGTGGGCTTGCTAATAAGCCAGCAAAACAAAACCCACATACATACAAGAGTGAGCCATACGTTGCTATCGGCTGGGCTTATGGTGTTGATTGTATGGAAGATAAGTATAAGTTTAATGAAAACAGCTGGTATCTACCAGCGGAAAACCTTAGACCAATGGAGCAAATCAATGCCAGCGTATGAGTATAAGTGTAACAAGTGCGGCATACAGTATGAGGTAGAGAGATCTATTCATACTGAAGCAAGTGATCCCATCTGCTGTGATACAGCTATGAGCAGGGTATACTATGCCCCGCCTGTTAAGTTTAATGGTACGGGTTATTACAGTACCGACAACCCAAAGCGATAGGTTTGCGTAAGGGGAAGACGCAAAACAAAAAGGCCACCTTTTAACGGGTGGCCTTACTTGTGTTGCTACAAGCCCGAAGGGGTGGGCGAGCAACTATGGCTTAACGGCACGGACCCGTTATGCCAATGATGGATCTTTAACGTATGCTATCAGACCATAAGACTTTTCGTCTATTGCTGATACGTGTTTCTTGTAATCTTTAATCAAGCTATTGCGTGTGTTGTATGGTCCAATGGCAACGGCTACTTCAATGCTTGGGTGTACCACTATCGCCATAAAGGCTTCGCGATTAGCAGTGATCTCTTCAACCAGATCCCATACTTTCTTAGCCATCTCTTCGCTTGAGTCAGCCTCTGTCTCCAGCAGCTGAGCCATCTTCTTGATCTCACTAGGCTTGGCTTTCACTGAGTGTCTCCATCCATTTAACACATGCGTCTACGTTTTCGTGAAGCGTGAGGTGTCCGTAAATCTGTGTGTTGTCCAGGTACTGCGGGATACCTAACTTGCGTAGTGTGTTACTGAAGATCACATACTCGTAGTCATCAGTACCATCTACGTATCTCACATTCTCAAAGACATCTTTGCGTATGAGATATGTACAGTGAACCACATCACATTGGATGAGGCCCGTGATCTCCCTGTTAAGGACAGTGTAGTAACGCATGTCATCTATGTAGTAACCCCTGACGTTAGTCAGCAGGTGATAGTTGGAGTAAGGCTTGTGTTGTTCCTCGCCATCAGCTATTGCGTAGCGTAGCAGCGGGGCAACGACGGGCAGGTTGTGTTTTACAAGCGTAGACAGGGTATGCGGTAGCACAAAATTATCTACGTCTACGACCCAATAGAAGTCGGCATCCGCTTGCCATGCGCAGTTGATACTGTGTTCGCGTATAGCACCGAGTACCTTAAACCGAGTGGGGTTCCATTCATGTACCCCATAATTCTCTACCGATACCTCAACGTCGCGATAGTCCTCAACGATAAGGCGATACCACTTGCGATTAGCTTCAACCCAATCTCTAAGTATGCGTTCTGTTCCATCAGTGTTGTTATTACTGCGGACATACAAGATCATTCTATCCTTTGGATAGTCCCACTTGGATAGTGAGTCCAGCCATGCGGGTAGCATTTTCTCTTTCTGTTTAGCTAAGATCGCTACAAATACAAGTGGATCAGACAACCTCTATCTCCTGTTCATGACCACAGTGCCTACACTTTACCCATGCGTAATCACCTTCGGTCATAATTGACTCTTCGTTTTCCTCTTCACATTCACGGCAATCCCATACTACGTCTGCCTCGTATGCGTCTACGCCTGATCCCTTCCAATAGCCCATTTTAATACCATCCTTTTACTAGTTCGTGTTTAAGTGCCCAGCATGCCTTGCCTGAATAGCGAGTCCCTATGTATTTAAGACCCCATTTAATCTGCGTAATCGGGTTCGTCATGTAGTCACCTTTGATCGTTGCCATCTTGCTTGCTGGTAAAGCTTGCGCGATACCATGTGCCCTGCCTTGCGTAGTCTTACCACCCCGTGCTTGGTAATTCCAGTGACTCTCAATAGTCCAGAGGGTCACCAAACATTGGTACTGTATCTCGTCTGCCTTGTAATGAGCGCGAGTGTATGCCTTTAGCTGCTCTTGGGAAAACTCCTGACGTGCCCCAGATACCCCCTTAGACGGGCTGTGTTGCCCGCTAAAGGGTATAAGTAGGCTGACTAGTATACCTAGTAGGATCAGTGCCCTTACGCGCCTTGCTCGTAGAATAAATAATCTACGACCTTTTGAGGTTGGCTTCCTTCTCTTGGCTCTGGAATTGGGGGACATACTAAGCTCCGATCTCTTTCTAATACTGCTGCTCGTAGTTTCTCGTGCCATTTTAGACCGAGTGAAGCTGCTCCATACACCTTCATCTTTGGTAATCTTTCGTGAACAAAACTGCCACCCCAGATACCATGTAACTCTTGATTATCCATAGCAAACTGTAAGCATTTATCCTTGATCTGACAACGCTGACATGCTTTGAGCGCGGTTATTGTATTTTCTAGGGTAGTAAGTGACTCACCCTTGACAAAACTAACACGCGAGTTGGTAACTTCTGGGAACATAAAGTCACCATCAAACTGACGGCACTCTGCTTGCTCTTCAACATTAAAGTTCATCTCTTTTCTCTGCCTTCTCTAAGACAATCGTTAGTGTTAAAGCCATCACAGTAGCGAAAGCTGCCATGCCTAGCACTAGTAAAAATAAATTAAGATTACTCATGATCTGTTACCTCTAATTCTGATACTAAGGATAGGTGAAGAGTCCTGCCCCCACCTAAATCTCTGTCCGTGATTATGTCTTTCATTGCTTGATCGTAGCCCGCTTGCCATGCCTTGCCTATGGCTTCGTGTACTGCGTCTACGGCGTGTAGTCCTAGTTTTTCCGTGATAGATAGCGTCATGCTGCGAAACTCCCTTCGTATTCTATTGTTACGTCTAATACCTTGAACCTATTTATGTCTAAGCCATTCTCACTTAGCCATGCTTCGGCTAATCTTTCCGCTTGTTCCTCATCATCAGCTGAAATTACTGTAGTGACGATAAAGTACTCCATCATAAATTGTACATTGTAGCTGTTCATTTAATTAGTCCTCATTCTCTACTGTTACATCTGCCATATCTGAAAGCCAGCCCGCGTCTTGCTCGGCAATATAAAGACGAGCTTTCTGGCGTGCTTCTTCTTGAGACTCAGCCTCTATATTAGTGCCATATTCAATAGATACTGTCACGATATATTCTTTCATTGCCCTGCCCCTTCTGTTTTGTTAGTGTCGTATAGCCAATCATAATTGACCCCGTTAGTTAAGCG